AACGCCTTTGCCCAGCTTCGCCCGCACCATCGGCGCATTGATCTGACCACGGGCGAGATCACCGAGAACACTTCATCACCGGCCGCGCGCCTGTTGATCCAGCCCAATGCCTACGAGAGCGGGGCCACCTTGTTTTCTCGCATCGCTTGCGATTGGCTGAGTGGCGAGGCCCTGGTGGTGGCCATGCTCAACGACAGGCAAGAGCCCTCATCGTTGCACCTGGTTCCCCGGGGCACCTGGACGCCCCGGGTTGATCCCGAAACGCGCGAGATCTTCTACTTCGCCTCCAACGATCCCGACTTGCTGTTCAGCCCGGATCTGCAAGTGGCCGACGTCGAGCAGGGCCGCTTGTTCGTGGTGCCAGCCCGCAACGTGCTGCATCTGCGGTGGAGGACGCCACGACATCCCCTGTGCGGTGAGTCGCCCCTGGCCGCCGCAGGCTTGGCCGCTGGCATCAATGTGGCCCTGTCGCGCACCCAACTGCTGTTCGTGGAGAACATGCGCCGGGTGTCCACCGTGTTGTCAACCGAGCAGGTTTTGAACGGCACGCAAATGAAGGAGCTGCGCGAGGCCTTCGACGCACAGTCGGCCAAGTGGGCAACCGGTGGGCTTCCGATCCTGTCGGGTGGCTTGAAGATGTCCAGCGCCAATTTGGCGGCCATCGATGAAAGCGTGATTGCTTCCCTGCGCTTTTCAAACGAGGAGATCGCCCGATGCGCTGGCGTGCCCCCGCCCATGTATGGCGACCTGTCGGCCGGTGCCATCGTGAACTCTGAAACGCTGGTCAGGCATTGGCTATCGGTCTCCCTGGGCGGTCTGATTGAGCGATTCGAGCGCGAGCTGGACCGGCTGTTTCGCATGGACGGGCGCCACGATCTGATTGAGATGTCCACCGAGGCATTGCTGCGCTCCGACCTGGCCGCGCAAGCTGCCGCCCTGGCCCAACTGGTGCAAGGCGGTGTGCAAACGCCCGATGAAGCGCGCCGGGCCATGGGCCTGGGGCCTGCCCCTGGGGGCGACCAGTTGTTCGTCCAGCGGCAAATGGTGCCGGTGACCTTGGCTGCGCAACTGGCCCAGGCTGAGCTGAACAACCTGACCGCGCCCCCTCCACCTGCGCCGCCCCCACCAGAGGCGCCACCGGCTGAACCCGAGCCAGTAGCCGCGCCCGCCGATGAGGCCACGGCCGATGAGGTGGATGCGGTCATCGAGCGGGCCATGCGGCGCGCATCGCAGGTGCGGCCATGATGACCACGCAGGAAATCGAGGGCATCGCCCTGGCCGTCAATCGCCGGGTGGATGAGGCTGTGGGCTTGATGCGTTCCGAGCAGGCCCAGGCGCTGGAGCGTGCCCGCGAGCAGGCCGAGCAGGATCGCCGCGAGTTTGCCGAGCAAGTGGCTCAGTCAGTGGCCAGGGCTGAGCGGGCCGAGGCTCGCCTGGATCAGGTCCAGCGCGACTTGGATGCCGCCCGCGAGCTGGCCGCCCTGCCCTCCATTGCCGCCGCTGTCATGGATGCCTCGGGTGTGCTGCACATCGTGATGCGCAACGGTGCGCGCGTTGAGGCGCGCATTGCCGACCTTGATTCCCTGGTGGAAAATCGCGTATCGCGCGCCTTGGACGAGGCCGAATTGCGCTTCATTGCGCGCATGGACAGCACCATGCACGAGGCCATGCAACGCCTTGGCAACGCTCCCAAGTGGACCCGCCTGGCGGTCTACCGCGCCGGCTCCGTGGTGTCGTGCTACATGGGCCGCACCTATGTTGTTCGCGCTGGCGTGGCCGCCTCCATGGCCCAAGAGCCCGGCCTGTGTCCCGAGGTGTGGGAGCGCATTGGCTCGCATGGCCTGCGGGTGATGAAGTCCAAGCCCGACAATCTGGAAGTGGGCGACGTCTACAAGGAAGGTGAATCCCTGTTCATCTTCGATGGTGAGACCAGCTATCTTTTTGTGCCGCGTGGGCTCAAACAAAGCGACCTGGACCGCCAAATCAAGCCCACCCATGCACTGGCGCAATCTGCTCATGACAAGGCCTTGGGCGTAGAACGCAGGTGCGATGCATGGGAGCCCCGCCTGGATCACACCGAGCGCGCGGCCAATGATGCACAAGCGTGGATTGCCACAGAAGGTGATGAGGCGGTGATGCGCAGCGCGCAGACCCAGGCCTGGATTGATGTGCGTGCGCCCTTGATCGACGGCATGCTTGATGAGGGGACGGCATGATGGCCGCCCTGCGCATCATCGTCCTGGTGGCCGGCGCCTGCATGCCCAGCGCCTGTGCGGTGATTGTGATCGGCGATCTGCCGCACATTCCCGAGCAAGTGGGCTTGATCAACATTGACAAGAGTTCCGCCCCCGATGTCCCGGCCAGCCAGGTCGAGCGCAAGCAAGCTGGGAGCCGGCCATGACCATCGAGCGGACCACCATTGACCGCGCGGTGTTGCCCGCCTTGCTGCTCGACAGCGTGAAGGCGCATTGCAGGGTCTATCACGACCGCGACGACGCCATTTTTCTGTCCTACATCGGTGCGGCCATCGGTATTGCCGAGCGCAAGTGCAATGTCTCATTGAACCCGGCCGAATACAGGCTCACGGCCAATGAGCTTGGCGGCGAGTGCGCCCCGGTGGTGATGGGGCCCCGCTGGGGCTGGCTGCTGCCATACAACAACGTGCGCGAGTTCACCGTGGTGCAAAGCTTCGATGCTGGCGCGCTGGACATCAGCGCCAATTTCGAGGTGTGGTCTTCTGACTTTGGGGGCAGTGCCTCCAGCTACTTGGTGCCCGCTGTGAGCAAGCTCATGCCCAGCACGGCGCAAATCACACTCAAAGTGGGCATGGAAGATCTCCCATCCATCGCCCCTGAGTTCGTTGCGCTGATCATGCGCCTGGCCGCCTCCCAGTATGAAAACCGTGAGGCCGACTCCGAGCTTTGGTCCGACCAATTCAGTGAAGAAATTGCCGCACTGTGGAGGCCTTTCTCATGAAAGCCGGCCGCCTGCGCCACCGCATGCGCATTGAAAAACCCGACCCGAGCGCCGCGCTGGATGGCTACCTGGGCGAGGTTAAAAACTTCATCCCGGTCATTGACGTGGATGCGGCCATCGACAGTATCAGCGGCCGTGAGTTCATGGCCGCAGACCGAGAGCTGGCCGGCATCACCTGGCGCATCGTGATGCGCGAGATTCCCGGCGTGCAGATTGAGCCCGGATGGCGCGGCATCGAGATCGATGGCAACACGCCGCGCACCTTCGATTTCATCGCCATCCTTCCCAGCCACGCGCGCAACGACCTCACCCTGGCGGCCACGTCTGGCCAATCTCAACCGTAGGAGTATTCATCATGGCCAAGATCAAAAGTGACGCCCATCTGTACCTGACCGCGACAGGGACCCCGGCGCCCGTGCCCATCAACATCACATCCGTCACCAAGGCCAAGCCCTCAGTGGTCACCCTGGCCGCCGCTTTGCCTGCCGGGGCCGCCGTGGGCGACATCATCCAACTTGATGGCACGGGTGAGCCCTTGCTTGATGGCTTTGCCTTTCGCATCTCTGTCATCGATGTCACGGTGCCCGCCGCCCCCAAGGTGACGCTACAGGACTTCGATGGCACGCGGCTTACCGCTGCTGTTGCCGCCAAGGGTACGGGCACGGTCTTTCAAAAGGCGGGCGCTGGCGCCTTGCTGGAGGTCTGCATGGTGACGATCACCGTTGCAGGTGTGCCGCCTGACTCGATTGCGATGGATGACATGTGCGGCTCGACCACCGTGCTGGGCTCACCCAAGCCCCCCACCTTCACCTTCACCGGCTTTGTGGACAAGGATAGCCCGGGGTTTAAGAACCTCATGCAGGCATCTTTGGAGTCGCCCAAGACCTTGCGTTACATGCTGGTCGATTACACCGTGGGCGGGGGCTACATCTTTGGCCCCGTCGAAATCGGCGAGATCACCATCACCGCGCAGACCGCCCAAGGTCTGCAATTCAGTGGCACGGGCGTCTTCACCGAGATGCCCACTTACTCATGGGCATTGTGATGTTTGAACTCCAATCAGAGACCGCCCCCCAAGGCCTGGCCGCCTTGGGGCAGTTTGTCGAAATCCGCGAGTTGCCTTATGGCGTGATGCGCGAGACCATGGCCGCCAGCGACCAGCCCGGGCAAAGCGCAGAACGCCTCCTTGCCGCAGCCTTGTATGTCGACGGCCAGCCGCTGGGCTACGAGGGCTTGCGCGCCTTGCCTGGGCGCTTTGCGGGGGCGATTACGGCCGCCCTGGAGCAGGCCATGCGCATGCATGGCTTGCACCGCAGCGCAGCGCCAGACCCTGAGCCAGTCGCAGGCGCTGCCCCTGGGCAGCAAGCGGGCGAGCAGTCCGCCCCAAACGCCTGACCCCGGAGGTGCGCGTGATGTTCCACATTGCTGAGCGCCTTCACCAGCCGGTCACCGTGATCGAGCGCATGAGCGTACGCGAGGTGCAAGGCTGGATTGATCACTGGGGCGCCAAGCCGGCCCCCGCTGATGATGCGCTGGACATGTCGGACCTCTCGCCCGATGAACTGCGCACCATGTTTCCGGGGAGGTAGAGATGGCCACCGAGCGCGAACTCGCACAAGCACTGGAGGCCGGCCTGGTCGGCATCGCGCAAGTGCGTTGGGGCTGGAAGGCTTTGGAGACTGCGGAGTTGCCGCCAGGCTTGCCGCTGGTCACCTTGCAGCGCACCTTGGCGTCGGGCTCACCCTACTGGGACATGTGCGAGGACACCGAGCCCTTGGTCGATACCTCCATCCAGGTCCACACTTGGGCGGCGCAGTATGAGGCTGCGCGCGACCTCAACGCGCAGGTGCGGACCATCGTGCTTGGCGCGGGTGGCTGGCGCCTGTCCGCTGAAGTGGATGACTATGAACAAAGTTTCAGGGCGTGGCGGATCGCTGGCGACTACCTGGGCGCCGGCATGGCGGTGGAGTAAAAGCTGTGGCCTTCGCGATGCCCCTGGCCGTCCCCAAAACGCGCACCGTGAACCTGGGCGGGGTGGTGGGAAGCCGCGAGACATTCGGCGAGGTGATCCGCGTGCAAAGCAAGGCCGACTTGCACTCGATGCTGGTGGGCATTGCCACCGAAGACACGCGCCAGCAAGAGCAGTTGAACAACCCGCCGCAGATCGTGGAGGTGGACAACCGCACCAATAAGCCCCTGGATCAAGCAGACCGCAAGATCGTGATCCTGTTCGGGGTTCAGTTGGCACGCGCGGCCATGCGCATGGTGGAGACCGAGCTGCGCCAGGCCATCAACCGCAGCACCGTCTCTCGTTCGGGTCGCCTTGGCAACATCGGGGCCAATTGGGAGTGGCGCTACATCCCCAAGGGGGGCAGTCCCCGCATTGTCACCGCTGCCAATCCGCCGCCCGCATTCGGGCGTGGTGATCGGCTGGTGTTGGTGCCCGTCAATGTGCCCTATGCCAGCGCTGTGAATCGCGCCGTGGCCAATAGTGGCCGCATGAATTCGCATGTGAACAAGGGCCGCAAGGGTGCGCTGCCCAAGTCTGCGCAGAACCTGGGTTTTCTGGCGGCCACGACGCGGGTGGTGCGCAGGCGCAGCGAGTTCAAACAATTCACGATCTCGGCCGAGCACACCACCACACACGCGGTGGCCGGTGAGGGCCGCAAATGGGGCACCGGGGTGATTGTGATCCGGGCGCGTTACCGCCAAGTGAGGGTCTGAGCCATGGCCGATACCATCGAGCGAATCTATAAATTGACGGTGGACGGCACCGCCGCTGCGCGCCAGTTGGGCGAGATCGAGCGTGCGACCGCCAGCCTGGACGCCCGCATGGCGGCCAGCGTCAGCAGCATTAAAGCCTTTGGGGCCGCGCTGGCCGGGGCGGTGTCGGTGGGTGCGATTGTGGCCAGCATCCAGCGCAATATCGATGCGATGGACGATCTGTCTAAGGCCGTCTCAAAGGTGGGGATTGCTGCCGAGGACTTGCAGCGCCTGCGCTATGCGGCCGACCTGTCGGGGCTGTCCGCTGAAGCGTTGGACAAGTCCATTGCCAGTGTAGCGGTGGGCATGTCGGATCTGGCCACGGGCACCGATGCCACGGCCAAGGCTTTACGCGCCATTGGCGCCCAGGCGGGTGAGGATGTGCCCACCACGCTTGGGCGCATTGCCGATCAATTCGAGAAGATGCCGGACGGCATCGCCAAGACCAATCTCGCTATTGACTTGTTCGGCAAGAAGATTGGCCCGGACCTGATCCCCTTTCTCAATGCAGGCTCCAAAGGCATCAAAGAAACGGCCCAAGAGTTGGACAAGTTGGGCGGCGTGTTCACTGGCGGCGTGTTGCAGGTGGCCGAGGACTTCAACGACAACTTGTCGCGCATCGAGCGCTCGCTGTCCAGCCTCACCAAGCAGATCACAGCGGGCATGCTTCCGGCGCTGGCGGCGATGGCCGAGGACTTCAAGAAGGCCAGCGAGAACGGGGACAGCTTTGTCAAGTCGGGGGACCGCATTGGCGATGTGCTGATCGGAATTTACAAGTTCTCGATTCTTGCAATGGCCAACGTCAAGGCCTTGGGAATCACCTTAAGCGGCGTGGCCGATGCCCTGACCAGTCCAAGCCAGGCCAAGACGATCTTGCAAACGATGGCCGAGGACTTGGGCAAGGTCAACGACGATGCAAACAGGCGCATCGCCGCCCTTGCAGAAAACCTCACCAAGCTCAAAGCCGCAGCATCCGGCGCAGGTGATCGCCCGGCCATCAGTGGCGCCGCCGATGCTGCGCTGCAAGCCGAGGAGGCAGCCAAGGCGGCCAAAAAGCTGGCCGATGAAGCGGCCAAGGCGGCCAAGGCTTTGGATGACCTGTTGCGCTCGCTTGATCCGGTGGGCGCTGCGGCCAAAGACTGGGCCGACAAAACCAAACAGGCCAACGACCTCTTAGCCGCTGGGACCATTGGCACCGAGCAGTATCAACGCATCATTGATCATTTGAAGGACACCTATGATTTGGCGGGCAAGGCGGCCAAGGATGCGTCCAAGGAGTTCGAAGACCTGCTCAGAACGCTTGACCCTGTGGGGGCCAAGGCAGCGGACAACGCCAAAAAGCTGGAGCAGTTGAATGCCGGGTTCATCTCTGGAACGATTGGCGTAGATGCCTACACTCGTGGGATTGAAACCCTCCTTGGAGTCTATGACCCGATGGGCAAGGCCGCAGAGGAGGCGGCCAAGAGGAACCAGGAACTGATTGACTCATTGGACCCGGCCGGTGCTGCCGCTGAAAAGTTCTTCCAAAAAATTGCCGACATTCAAAAGGTGAGTGAGGACGTGGGCCCCGAGCGCACCAAAAGCATGGAAAAACAGGCGCGCGAGGCCTTGGGCGGCGACAAGGCCAAGGATGAACTGAAGATCTTGGAAGATGGGTTCACCAGCTTTTTTGACAACCTGTCCAGCGGTGCGGCCGACTTTGAAGACGTGTTCAAGCGCATGGTGCAAAGCATCATTGCCGAGCTGCTCAAGCTGTGGGCCAAGAAATACATTGTGGATGCGATTGCGGGCGCCTTCGGCTTTGGCGCTTCGCCAGCTTCGGCCGGTGCGCCCGTGGTGGCCACTGCCGCTGCCCCGTTCACCAGCGTGGGCGTGATGTCGCAATCGATCAGCCCTTTGACCATGGGCACGGATGGTGGGTCTGTCTCGGCCTTTGGTGCGGCCAGCTCATCCGGTTTGGGCCTGGCCTCCGAGCAGCAGCCCATGCAAGTGGTCATCAACAACAACGCGCCCAATGTGCAGGTGGAAACCCAGCCCACACCGCGCGGCCTGGAGGTGATCATCAGCCAGGTCAAGGCCTCCATGACGGCCGACATCCTGCGCGGTGGCAATGACGTCTCCCACGCTGCTGAGCGGGCGTGGGGCCTGAGCCGTGGCAGTGCTGCGGCCTTCTAAGGAGACCACCCCATGGCCACCGCCGCCCTGCTCGTTGCCCGCGCCTCGGCCCCTGTTGGTGAGACCATCATTCCCACGCTGGAACTCAGCCACCCGCTGTGGGCGGCGCCCTATTACCTGACCAGTTGGTCGCAGGCCTTCACCGCTTTATTGGAGACTGGGGCGACGGTCATCTTCACGCCCTTCCCCTTCGCGGTCATCTTGCCCACCATTGACGGCGCCGGCCAGCAAGATATGCAAATCACCTTGACCAACGCGGACCAAACGATAGCAGACGCTGTGCGCCTGGCCCATCAAGATCCATCGACCTCCATCGAGGCGGTGTACCGCGAGTTTTTGGGCACGGCCATGGATGCACCCCAGTCTGCCCCCATCCGCTTGGTGTTCGATTCGATCCAGATTACCGAGGAGGCGGTCAGCGGCGTGGCCGGGCGCAGTGATGTCCTTAACCGCCGCTTTCCTGGCGTTTGGTATGACGTGCAACGCTTTCCGGGGCTGGACCGATGACACCGATCAATGACCTCATTGGCAAGCCCTTCGTGATGGGGGCGCGTGGCCCTGAGGCCTACGATTGTTGGGGGCTGGTGCGCGAGGTCATGCAGCGCATGCGCCCGGGTCTGAGCCTGCCCGATTGGGCCAGCGACCAGATGACGCGCCAGCGCCACCGCGATCTGATGGCCAACCAGTGCCCGGTGTTTTGCACACGCACCAAGAGCCTGGAAGATGGGGTGTTGCTCTACAGCGAGCGGGCCGGGCATGTGGCCATCATCGTCAATGGCTGGGTGCTCACCGCACGGCGCTACACCGGGGTGGTGGCGCAAAGGCCGATTGATTATGCGCAGGGGTTTTCTGACCTGGAGGGCTTCACATGGCGCGCTTGATCGTCTTGTATAACCCGCTGGATGTCACGCGCCGTCGCACCCATGAGCTGCCGGTGGGCCGCGACCTGGGGCTGTGGCTTGATCAGGTGGAGCCGGTGGGGGGCACGCTCACTCGCTTGGTGTACCTCAATGGTGAGACCTTGGAGCCCCATGGCTACATGGTGCGCGGGCACGATGAAATCCTGGTGGTCATGCGCCCCGGCGCTGTCATCATTCCCTACATCATCCAGGCCGTCATCGCTGCGGCGATCAGTTATGTGCTGGGCAAGATCTTTGCCCCGGGCAAGCCCTCGGCGGGCAACACACCGGCCCCCTCCCAGGTCTACGGCATCGCCCCCACCCGCAACGCTGCGCGCCTGGGTGAGCCCATTCCGGTGGTCTATGGCGCCCCCATCGTCACGCCCGACTATGCCAGCCAGCCCTACACGCAGTACGTCAACAATGAGCAGATTTTCAACGCCATTTTGTGCATCGGACAGGGCTTTCATGACGTGCTTGAAATGCTCATGGGCGACTCATCCGCCGCAGGCCTGCCCGCCGATGTGGCCAGCTTTACCGTGTTCAATCCCAACGATCACAATTCAACCATTGGTGTGATCAGGGCGGCCACAGGTGTATGGGAAAACATGTCCTCCAGCTCCGATGTGAGCGACCAGGAATTGCTCGCCCCTAATGCCACATCAAGCTCGACGCCAAGCACATGGTTTTGGTCGGCCACGCTGGTGCAAACGGCCAGCTCCATCCCAGCCGGGGCGCTGGACTTGCGCGGTTTGACACAAACGCAAATGCTGGCCGCCTTGCCGCAAAACCCGGCCCTGGGGGTGCAGGCCGTGGGGGCGATCAGCTCCAGCGGCTCGCCGGTCACTTATCAGATTGTGACCTGGACATCGACCGCCTATAACTCGGCCGGGCAGATCCCGCCCTATTCCCTGGTCCCCCCGCCTGTGGTCAGTGGTGCGCCCTTTGACCGCTGGGTGGGGCCTTTTGAGACCGCCAAGCCGGGCCAGGCGGGCGGCTCCATTGAGTTGGACTATGTGCTGCCGGGCGGGCTTTTTTCGATGGACAACAATGGCAACCTGACCTTGCGCAGCGTAGATCTGCTGGTCGAGTACACCCAAATCAATGACAGCGGCGCAGCCATTGCCGCACCGATCACACGGGTTGAGTCTTTCGCTGCTGCGAACAACACGCCGCAGCGCCACACGCGCGGCTTTGCTGTGATCCCTGGCCGCTACCGCGTGCGCATCAAGCGCACGACCTTCAACGATGGCAAGGCCAACACCAGCGACTCAGTGCGGTGGACGGGCCTGAAGGCTTATCTGGATGCGCCGGCCACAACTGTTTATGGCGCGGTCACTTTGGTGGTGGTCAAGCTCAAGGCGACGAATGGGGTTGCCTCCGATGCGGCCAGTGCGATCCGGTTTCGGGTGAACCGCCGCCTGGCCCCGCTGGGGGTGGGCGTGCCTGTGGCCACAGTGAACCCGGCCGATGCCTTCGTGGACATCATGACTGCGGCTTATGGGGGCAATCGGCCCAACAATGGCGATGAGCTGGACTTGCCCTTGCTGGCTGAACTGAGGGCCAAGTGGGCCTATCACAACGGCTTCAATGCGGTGTTCGATCAGCCCAGCACGGTGTGGGAGGCCTTGGGGCTGTCGGTTCAGACCGTGGTGGCCGCGCCCTTGCCGGTGGGCTCTCGCATGTCCTTGATCGAGGATGCGCCGCAGCCGGTGCGCGTTCAGCTTTTCACCGATGCGAACACCGTGGCCGGCTCCTTGTCGGTCACTCACCAATGGGACAGGGCGGGCACACCGGCCGGCGTGCGGGTGGAGTTTCGAGACCCGCGCACATTCAGCAATGATGCTGTGTTTGAGCCCCCAGGCGCCCCCGATTACCAGAGCATTAACCTGTTCGGCTGCACCTCGCGCGTGGTGGCCCAGCAGCATGCCGACCTCACCATGGACAGGCGCCAATTGCAACGCGTCAATGCCACCTTCATGACCGAGTTGGAGGGCCTGTCTTGCCTGCCGGGCCAGCGCATCGGCATCCAGTCCAAAACCATGCGCTGGGGCAGCGCCGCGTGGGTGGTGCTGGCCCAGGGGTTGGAGCTCCATGTCTCTGAGCGCATGCCCTGGCAGGGCGGCGCCTTGCACACGGTGAGCCTTCGAGATCCCACGGGCAGGCCTTATCAGGTGGTGGGCGTGACGCGTGGGGAAACTGATGACATCATTGTCTTGCCCGATGTGCCGCCCTTTCCCATCAGGGACACGCACGGCACCAGTGAGCCGACCCAATTGGCCTTTGGTGTGCAGGGCCTGGAGGTGACCGACTGGACCGTGCAGCGCATGCGCCCGCAAGGCGCGCAGGTCACCATCGAGTGCGTCAACTATGTGCCGGCCGTGTGGAATCGGGCGGCGCCACATCAAAGGGCGGGGTGATGTCATGGTGATCTATCCATCGAACTTTCCGTGCGCCTCTCGCATCGAGGGCCACACGCAAGCCATCAATGCCGCGCTGGTGCGCACGCCGATGGAGACGGGCAACGCGCGCCAAAGGCGCACCAATCGCATCTTGCCCACGCGAATCTCGCTGGTCTTCATGATCGAGCAAGCGGGGTATGCCGCCTGGCTGAACTGGGTGAACACCTATGCGTGGGACGACTGGATTCAAATGAAGTTGCCCGGCTTGCAGGCCAGCATTCAGGGCAGCAACACGGCCGCCATTCCCGTGCGCTTCATGACCGACTTGCAAACCGATCTGGTGCCGGTGCACCGGCTGTGGTGGTGGCGCGTGCGGGTGGAGGCCGAATTCATCCCCACGCCCGATCAACTGGAGCCGGTGCCCTTTGGGCCTTGGATCGTAGGCGGCACGCCGGCCAGCCCTTCGCCCGATTGGATCGTGGGGGGCACGCCTGCGGCGCCCTCGCCTGACGTCATCAGCGCGGGCACGCCGCTGGACCCTGTGGCCATCGCTTGACCATGGCTTGATCACTCCTTCATCACCGTTTGACACTCCAAAGAGGCCCCACCATGGCTACCACCCTTGCACGCATGCGCCAGCTCATCGGCACCACGGCCAACTGGGCGGCCAACGATCTGGTCATTGGAGATGGAGAGCTGGCGCTGGAGCGCACGGTGGCCGGCGTGGTCTTGACCAAGCTGGGCGATGGCGTCAAGCGTTACTCTCAACTGGGGTATGTGGATTTTGATGTCCCGGTTGCGCCTGTGCCGGTCAACCCGTTTCCCGCGCCCACCTTTCAAAAGTTTCTCAGCGGCTCAGGCACGTACCGAAAAAACTTTGCCTTTGTGATCTCGCCTGGGTCGGCCGCAGCAGGTGACACCTACACGAACAACGGGATCACCTTCACGGTCTATGCCACGGTCTCCAATGCCTCCTTGATCTATCTGGCTGGCAACGGGGACCCCACGGCCTCGGGGGTGCTGACCCGCACGGCTGGCGCTGGCAGTGCCACGCTGACCTATACCTTGGCCATTGCGCCCAAGTTTTTGAAGGTGCGCATGATCGGCGGTGGGGGTGGCGGTGGGGGCAGTGGTGTGACCAATCCTGCCGGATCGGTGGGCGCCTCTACCGTGTTTGGCACCAGCACGGCCACGGGGGGCTCTAATGGGGCGGTCAATGCGGCCAGCACGATAGGGGCGGGCATGGTGGGCTACAACGCCGCCGGTGGGCGTGGCGGTGGCGGCTCCAATTCGGGCAGCGCGACCACGTTCATAGTGGGCGGCCATGGCGGTAGCGGCGCCTTTGGTGGTGCGGGCCACAGCAGCATCGCCGGGGCCGTGGCAGGCCTGCCCAACACGGGGGGCGGTGGTGCTGGCGCTGGCGCTGGCAATGCTGCCGGCTTGGCCGGTGGGGTTGGTGGCAATTCGGGCGATTACCTGGATTTGCTGATCAGCGCCCCGGCTTCCACCTACGCTTACACGGTGGGCGCCGGAGGCAATGGTGGGCCAGCGGGTTCCAGCGGTTTTGCAGGCGGG